GACTCTGAAATCCATAGTACAATACTTGAGGAATACAAGGACATTTCTGTTTCGCTAAATAGTACAATAGATTCACTTCGTGTTTCAATAATGGATATTCTACAGTGGACCGTTCCATTTTAATGGCGACTTGTTTATTCGATTGGAGACAAATTCCCCGACATACTGTAGAAAACTGACCAGTCCCGTATTTTTGTACTATTTTGTATTTTCGTCCAATTATTTGAGACATATTTTTTGAAAAGATCTTAGTAAAACAATATCATTACAATTTATATTGTTTTATCCTATTGGCTTTTTTCCTTTAGTGCGGTATAAACTGTAGACAAAAATGATGTTCTCACAGAAACTCTATTTCGGCTCATTGTTTGCCATTTATCTCGTCTACGGTCTTGTTTTTATCGGTATTCTCTCTACAGTACCTCATTATGTGTACATTTGGAATGGTTTAGTGCAATTGGGTCTTTGTCTCTTTTTGATGTTCCGTTTCCATCCTTTCCGTAAGCAATACACCATGAGCATTTACGATGTGAAAATGATTTTCGGTGCCAGTACCCTTCTATTGCTCAATACCATTACTTTACCAGTTGCTCTCTCGAAAATACTAAATAAGATCCAATCCAATTCTCAACAAATTGCCCGACAAGTTGTAACGAAAGTACCTTTAGGCACTTTTAAAAAGGTGAATTATCATCAAGACGACCAAGACGATCAAGACGACCAAGACGACGATACACTTCAATCCAACACTTCGTCTTATTCCAACATGATTATGGATTCCTTACATATATGACCGGTCCCCAAAGTGGTTATTCACTTGTTGGGATACCCGTACAAAAGTGGTACATTTAGCAATTTGTTTGATCGATTTCGCATTAATATAGGTACACGTACTTCGCAGACCGCCTAAATAATCCAACACGGTTTTATTCAAATCGCCTTTATATGGGATTTTCATGACACGCCCTTCAGATGACCGATATGTCTTCATTTTCCCGTAATATGTCTCTTGTGCCCGGTTGGAACTCATACCGTAGAACAATTTGTATTTCTTATTATTTTCTACAGTTATCTCTCCCGGGTTTTGATCGTGTCCGGCAAATTGACCACCCACCATCACAAAATCACCACCTGCACCAAATGCTTTAGCCATATCACCGGGACATGTAATTCCCCCATCGCTTATAATACGAGCATCTACTCCGTGAGCCGCATCGGCACATTCCAGTACAGCCGATAATTGAGGCATTCCTACACCGGTTTTCACACGAGTAGTACAAGCCGCCCCGGAACCAATGCCGACTTTAACTACATCGACTTTACCATTAAGTACTAATTCTTCTACTATTTCACGGGTAACTACGTTACCGGCCACGATGATTTTATTAGGAAAGGCATCACGGACTTTCTGACAAAATTGGACTAAATTGCTAATGTATCCATTGGCAATGTCAATACAAATCCAGTGACATTCGATTTTCTCTAAAATGGATTTCAAATTGTCAAAATCGTAGTCATGGGTTCCTGTAGAAACCATAAAATAATTAGGGTCCATTTGACCATTGGAAACATAATCGTCTACAGTGTAAAACTTATGCATGGCCGTGATGATTTTGTGTGTTTTCAATGTATTGTACACTTCAAATGTACCTGTAGAGTCCATATTGGCCGCAATAATGGGTACACCATTCCAAGTAACCGGTGAATACTTGAATTTGTAGGTACAGTCTACTTCTACTTGGGAACGACTATTTATAGTCGACCGTTTCGGCCTTATAAGAACTTGGTTGAAGTCGAGTTTTTCACCACTTTCGATTTTGTTCATTTTTGGTTTTCTATTTAATCTTTCTCTCCAATAATTTAATTGGAGAGAAATTCTTTATTTCGTTATTTTGTTTTTTGTTTTTATAAAAAAATGCCTAAAATCTCATATTCTTCTACAGTAGAATAATGATTTGTTGTAATGAACATAAATAATGGAAACATGAATAATAAAAAGTCCAATTGGGATTGTCTATATTGTAGAAACAATGGCTTATAAAATAGGTCCAAATCAGACTCATCCATATATTACCACTCAATGATAACAAAATGGGATTGCGTACTTTGCCTAAACCATACAATACATAGAACCAAAAGACACACAAATTATACTGACCATATACATCGCAAAATGACGACGATTTATTACTACAGTGGTCCCAATACAATTGAGAACTAATGGAATTGCCTAAAGATAATAGACCAAATATTAATGGACCTTTGTATAGTGCCAATGTAGCCGGTACAATATAAGCCGATGCTGATGTATAATTAAACCAAGGATGAAGTAAAATCGATGGCAACATAAATTATGAATTTTCTCTCAAAAACCTTTTTCAAAAAACAAAATGGAGAGAAAAATCTAAATCTATTTATCTATTATTGAATTAATATATTTAATTTTGTTTTTATAATCTATTCTATTGTCGTCTCATTATACAATAAAAGAGTTCATGGACGATTTAGTACAATCCATGAAATGCGACCCTTCGCTAAAAACGAGTCAAGAAGAAGTGGAATCATGGATCAATGAAATTGCCACTAAAGATTATCATTATTTAGAAGGAAAGAACTTTTCTATTATTGAATCCGAAAAGGAAAATGCATTGTGTGATTATGATGAAGAAACCCGTAGAAAATGGCTAAAGAGTTTGAAAGAATACCGGTTGGTTTATGATATACAAGAAATAAGACCGGGTCAACATACTCGATGGATTTCATGGAGCAAAACCAAACCACAATTGGAGACGGATCCTATATTTGGGAACCATTTGCATAACGGGGCAAGTATGCGTGGTGTTAAATTCACCAATAAAGAGGTATTCTGTACAGTGAACTTTAGTAGATCTCTTCAACAATTTGGCATGGTGAAATTCAATCATACGATTATGTTCCAGAAACTGACACCGGAAGAACAAATGGTTCTTATTGCTGGGGGATAAACTGGGGGATACATCCCCCATACCCCCCTGGCTCCGCGTTTTGCTGGAGAGATACAGGCGAGCGAAGCGAGCCTATAAAGGATACTCCCATTCCTAAAGCATAACGTGGAACGGAGGGGGTATGAGGGAACCTTTAGGTTCCCTCATTAGGTTCCCTCATTAGGTTCCCCCCATTGGAGGAATTCTTTCAAATGATAAATCATTTTTTGCGAGATTTGCAAATCCAATATCACTTCACTTCTAGCCTTTTTGTACGTTTTTTTCCGGCCTATTTTGTACAGTTTTATAGAAAACCAGTCTTTCCAAAAGGGTTGGCTACGTAAGATTCCTTCCGGTACCCAATGTGCTTTACAAATACGATTGATTATTGTAGAAGTGCGTAAATCATGATAATATGGCCGGGGGTTGATATAATATACTTTAGCACTTTTCATTGCCGGGAAATCCACATCGTCAACAAAACAAATTTCCGCATTTTCCGATACGAGCGAACACCGTATAAAATCGTCCATTTTCTTTACATGACTTGTTCTACTGGTTTCAAATGGACGATTGTTGATTTTGAATGCCCCGATGATTTTATCGAACAAAGGAACTTTAGGGGGTTTTCGATAACTCGATCGCACTTTTTGATCCAAATAATGGGCAATTAGAGAGACCCATTTTCCAGGGCATTGATTATTGGTATAAATGAAAATATTATGACATTCCTTTTGTAATTTACGGGCATATAAATACTCCAAGATGGTAATGATCCCATATCGGAAAAATTCTGGGTACAATTCACATAAATGATAAAAGGCTTTCGGATCTTTACAACCGTGTCGTAGTCCACTCCATACAATATACAAATCAGGGAATGAACCAATGGTTTCGTCTAAATCCAATACAATGACCTTTTTAGGTGGACCTTTGGGCGTGTACGTATAATCCGATTGTTGTATAGGACAATACCACGGTAGGAAATATTTCCCCTTGTATATTTTCACGTCTTCTTTCGTAATTAATGTTGGTTGTGATTGGGATGACGGTGATGGTGGTGGTGGTTCATTATTGTTGTTGCTCATATGTAATAGTATTTTCTACTATACGATTACATATTTTTTTATCATATGGAAACTAGAAACTAGAAACCTTTAGACAGAATTTGTTTTTAACATGTCATTTTTGTATTTGGTCCATGAAATGTCCTTGCCTTCTACTTTCGGTTCATTATCTTCTAATTCACCTTTATCGGCCAAATTTAAATTCACATTATCACCATGTTTCATGGCACTTTCTATAAATATCTTATGTAGTATTTTTCCTATAACGACTGATCCTTCTTGTTGATCGATCTTTCCATTTTCGATTTTCTTTAGCGTTTCCAATAATTGGTACAATAATTGAAGGTCCAGTTCATCACGCAACAAGCGGTTGAAAATATCCGTATATTGATTAAACAAAAATGAGCATTTCGATATGCAATAATCACGGAATTCGTCTTTGCTCTTCATACGGAGAGATTTCATGGTATTTTTATAAGTTTCGATTTTCTTGACATCCGATACAATGAGATCACTGTGCTTCAATCTACGAATACCTTCCGTATTGTCTTCGTAGTCGCTATTTTGAGCCATAAGTTTTTTTAAGTCGAGACGGTCTTGTTGATTCATTTTTTGGTACACTATAGAATTAGAATTAATAGGCAACTCTTATTTAAATATGTTTAGTTATTGATAATATAATAGTCGCTAAAAATATAATTCATCATTCGCAATTCACCCATTATGTTTTTTGCGTATACATATTCTCCTATAGGAACTGATTCAATTGATGCTTTGTCTCAACCAAATGGATTTTTAGCCAGTCGACTATGGATTTTAATTGTAATCGTTATTCTTATACTTTTAGCCTTTTTTTATCAAAACGAAATTGTAGATTGGAAAAACAGACAGAAGGCCAATTTAAAGGCTTATATTAAGAAATCCTTTTTCCAAATAGACAGTAGAGATGATGTTTCTCTCTACGAAGATGGAATCAAAGGTCTCATGTGGGAATACATTGACCAACATTTACTTCCTACATCGGATACACCTGCTGGTTATTTCGATTTTTCTCTACTGGATTCGGACACGGAGGACGAAATTATTGTAGAAAATATGCAAATAAACGGCAAAAGTGATATTGAAGCAGCCGATGGTTTAGAAAAAACGACTGATGAACCGGTTGACAATGAAGATAGCGATGAGGGCAGTGACGATGATGAATACAGTAGTGAAGAAGATGAAGAAGATGAAGAAGATGAAGAAGATGAAGAAGAAGTATAAGTATACCTAGTACTTTTTTTCTCGGTATTTTTTATACAAAATCAATTTCCCTCAAATGAAAGTTTTGGCAAGATTATTAAATTTACCTGTAGAATATTATTTAGTCATTTTTCTACTATTGGTTGTGATCCTAATGGCTAACTCGACGGCCGGTGACCCCGTTCCATTTCAAATGGCAACATCATTGGTGCAAAGTCCTTTTGAAGGATTTCAATCGGAATTTCCGGAAAGAGTACACAATGCCGCCAATACAAGTGGACAAGAAGTAACTGCTTTATCTGGAAACAAAGGAGTTTTAGGCATTTTTGAAGCAGAAGGATTACAAGCCGCTGCAATTGATGCCCCCTCTTTGTATGACCCTGTTTCCAAGTTGACATCGTCTCCTGAATGCGTCGGTAAAAACTCATACTCCAAATCCACCGGTGGTGTTTGTTTGAGTGACGAAGTGATACAAGCCTTCCGTTCTAGAGGTGGAAATTGTAAAGACTGAATAATAGTCTAATCCCAGGACCCATATTAAACATAATCTTTTCTACAGTTTTTGTAATAAAGATTTCTCTCTAAATCATTGAAAAAATGAAACTCTATATGCCTAAAACCAATCCACCACCTAGAATTTCTTTCAGTCCTCAAGCAGCGATTACCGAAGACGTGGTCTCTCGTATTTTAAACCATTATAAATTTGATAACAACAGTAACAACAACAGTAACAACAACAGTAACAACAACAATAACCATAGAAACAGAATGTCCCATTTTAAATCTTCAAGGGTTTAAATGGCCACTATATTGGAACTCGGTTTACGAATTCCACCTTTGTTATAAATATTCGTATCCACCATGGCAATCTGGAAATACTTGGTCAATACACTATTTGTCTTTAATACTTCTTCTACAGGTAATATGCTAAAGTATTGGTATTTCGGTCTACGTAGCAATTCTTTAGACGGAATATACACACCCTGTAAAACCGACAATTCAATGTCTAAATAATCTTCCGACATCAAATCCTCCAATAAAACCGGTTTGCCAATTGACGTTTTTATACCGATCAAAGTACCGTCAACAACTTGAATATTCCCAGCATCTACCTCATCTTTACACCATTGTCCTACAGTATAATTGAATTCGGTTTCAGATTGGAAATGTTGTTTTTCTTCTAAACTTTGATACAATCCAATGAGTTTTTCCAACATGGGATCTTCTTTAGTGGCTCCCATAAAATACACATCCGGTAAAAAAGGTTTCGATTGAGGAGCATTGGGTATACGAGCAATACGTTCTGCCATAAATGGAGTTTTATGAGCGATTCCCTGTAAATACAATCCATGTAAAGACTGTAGACACAAAAAGGAATTGGGTACGACCATGCCACCGTAAATATACAACAATTGTAACATGGCATTTTCGCGATATCGGGACCGCATTGGCTCGGGTACTGTAGAAAGATCGATTGTCCAACTGGGGATCAATTTCGCAAAAGATTCGTCGTCAATGAGACAAATATGGAAATCGTCGCCATTGTGTTGAATAATACTCTGTACAGTCAAATACAAATA